GCGTACCTCCTTTCGCTTTTTCTATTACTCCGATCTTGTGGGTTTGTCATTTCCCTAGCCCCCTGGCTCCGCGACCACAGCGGTTAAAGTTCGGATCGTGGAGGTTTCCGGTCGCCTGAGCAAGTGCCGGTTATTATAATGCTCGGATCAATGATAGAATTAAAGTAAACTATCAGGAGGGGTAATTATGAATAGCATGCCAGTCCAATGCGATAACTGCAAAGGCGGATTTCACATAGAGCTTCAGCAACGCCGTATTGAGGATTCAGTTGAGGAAACATATTTCGCTTGTCCGTACTGCCTTACAGAGTATTCTTCATTCTTTACGAATACAGAAGTTCGAGAGAAGCAACGTTCCATTAGTCAATTGCAGGAACGGTTAATGAACCTCCGGGATCCGGCGAAGCGTTCTGAAATTCAGAAACGGATTAATCGAGAACAGTTGGAGGTAACTGCAATGATGACGGAGCTGAAATTGAAATATAAACCCAAATAACTGGAGGTTGTTGATATGAAAGTCGGAAGCATTATGAAATTCGGGTACCGCATAAAGGGTAATATCGTCAATGAGTATGCCGAAGTGATCAGTACGCATAAAAAGACTTCAGGACTAAATGTTGTAGAAGCTAAGTTTCAAGACGGGACGCTTCGGAAATATTCCCAGCAGCATTTGCTGCAAGAGTAAGCGGTAATTCAAGAAATACATTTCAGGAGTAAAGCAACTGAAGGGCCAACCGGGAGGCAGTCGAGCAAAGGGGAACTCCTGAGAAGAGTTCCTGGCTATGCTCCTTCGGTTGTTTTACTGCTCAAATCTAAATGAGTGAGCATAACGGAGATTAGCCGGTGATTTATAATGCACACTGCCTGTAATCGCCATTGCAGCTTTTGACTCCGATTTCTCCAGCTCAGTAAAATGGTCTTGTCTCCTCTGTAACTATGGAGATAAAGATTTTAAGCAAAGAGCGTAGCGAATTTGCTGCGGACGCTTAGCGAACGCCGCCGATCTGGCCAGTCTCCCAGCACGCAGTAACTTTATACATATTCCGAAGTCGCTCATTATTGGGCGGCTTTTTCATTATGCCGAAAGGAGCAGCGGCCATGAAGTCAGATTCGAATAATCAAAATCGCATTGCTGTCGGTCTGATCATTCCTTGCTGCGGCAAGCACCTGTTTATTCCTCAGTCAGCTCTTGCTGAATGTGAGGAAATATTCTGTATCGAATGCAATAGCCCGATGTTGTTCAAAGGCAGCGACAACGCCTGGTATATTCCCGGAAAGAAGGTTGATTTCTAATGGTGAAGACAAAGCGAATGAAGCAGAAGGACCCGCCTCAGAAACCGGGGAAGTGTATCAAGTGCATATGGGGGAGATGGGAAGGAACAGCACAGTTTTGTTCCAGACCTGTTTGTCAGAAGGGAAAGACTTCCTAGACGTCGAAATATGATGTCGAAGGGAGGGGAAATATATGAGCAAACCGTATTTCGAAGTTGCGTCTGATATCGTTCAAGCCGTAGTAAAGGCTAGAGGAGAAGCAATTGCTTCATCTACAGATGCAGGGATCTACGTTGAAAAATATCTTAGCGATGCCGCAATATCAAATACTTACAAAGCGGTTTTAGAAGCGCTGAATAAGCGAGTATAAGTAAGAGCACCTTCGGGTGCTTTTTTTATGTCTATATATGGCCTTCTGTGATCCGATTTCAGGCGTTGTAATTAAGAACGTCCGTTTGTGAGAATGAAGCAGAGGAAGAGCAGGGCGACACAAGCCACACAGCGTGGTGACTGATTACGGATTGACCATACAGCAAAACCAACATTAACGATTTCCGGGGGTGGTGAGATGTAGCTATGAACTGGGATGAGATACGCAAAGAGTTTGAGACAACGAAAATCACCTTGCGTGAATTGGCTGAAAAGTACGATATCAAATACCCGACGATTAAAAGCCGGAACCAGCGTCAGGGATGGACGAAGGATGCATCCGAGAATCTGAAAGATGCGTCCACTGAAAAAGATGCATCCAAGAAGCGGCGCGGACCTCCGAAGGGAAATAAGAATGCTGTCGGTCATGGCCCGCCAATTGGCAGTAAGAATGCACTGGGGAACAAAGGCGGGCACGGTGGTCCTTATCGAAACGATAAAGCAGTTACTCATGGCTTCTTCCGCAAGTTCCTGCCGGACGACACAGCTGAGATCATGGATCAGCTTGAAACCCGTTCTCCTATCGATATGATGTGGGATCAGATCACGATTCAGTATGCGGCTATCATTAGAGCACAACAAATTATGCATGTTAAGGATCAAGCAGACATAACCAAGGAACTGAAGAAGTCCAAACTGGTTACCACTGAGAAAACGGACAACGAAGAAACCGAATGGGAGATTCAGTTTGCTTGGGACAAGCATGCTACCTTCTTGACTGCACAGAGTCGGGCTATGACAACTCTACAAAACCTTATCCGTCAGTATGACGACATGTGCCGGCAAGGTGATGTGGATACTGAGCAGCAACTCCGCGTTGAGAAGCTCAAGAAGGAAATTTCGATTCTTGATAAGAAAGGCGGGGCAGACGGTAGCAAGCCCCCTCTACACATCGTTATTGATTACGGGGATGATTCCTCATGAGCGCCCCAGTAGTTGTTGCTTTTAATTCACATTTCAAATTAGTAAACCGTTCTGTTCATAGGTACCGTGTTCTTCGCGGGAGTGCCGGTTCAGGCAAATCGGTCAATATTGCCCAGGACTACATACTGAAGCTTGGTGATCCAAGGTATGAGGGCGCCAACTTACTGTGTGTCCGTAAGGTCAATGAAACCAACCGGAATAGCACCTATGCAGAGCTGGTCGGAGCAATCAACCGCATATATGGTGATCGTGCTGAGGAATATTGGGAAGTCCTTCTTTCACCACTAATGATCCGCAGTCGCGTGACAGGCAACGAAATCATATTCCGTGGCATGAATGATGTGCGGGACCGTGAAAAGGTCAAATCCATTACCTTCACTAAGGGAAAGCTGGTATGGATATGGGTGGAGGAAGCAACTGAGCTTCAGGAATCTGATGTTGATATCCTGGATGACCGGTTGCGTGGGGTTCTGCTGAATCCCAATCTTTACTATCAGATCACCTTCAGTTTTAATCCGGTGTCTTCCACGCACTGGATCAAGCGTAAATACTTTGATTACCAGAGCCCGGACATTCTGACGCATCATTCAACCTACCTTCAGAATCGCTTTATTGATGAGGCGTACCATCGCCGTATGATGATGCGTAAGGAACAGGATCCGGAAGGATACGCTATTTACGGTGAAGGCGAGTGGGGCGAGCTGGGCGGCCTGATCTTCAAGAACTTCATCGTGCATGACTTCGAAACCTCATTTGAGATGTTTGATAGCATGCATCATGCGCAGGACTTTGGCTTTAACCACGCAAACGCTATTCTCACGGTCGGTGTCAAAGACGGTGAGTTTTTTGTGTGCAATGAGATATACGTACATGAGATGGCAACGGACGGAATCATTGAGCTCGCAGATCGTCAAGGCCTCAGCAAGTATCTTGCAATGTATTGCGACTCTGCTGAGCCGGACCGGATACAGATGTGGCAGAATGCCGGATATAGTGCAACATCCGTGGTCAAGGAACCGGGCAGCGTCCAGGCTCAAATAGATTATTTGAAGCAACGCAAGATTCACATACATCCGGATTGTGTGAACACAATCAAAGAGATTCAGCAATGGTCGTGGAAAAAGGACAAGAAGACAGGGCTTTATCTGGACGAGCCGGTCAATGTGTTCGATGATGCAATGGCTGCGCTTCGATATTCGGCAGAGCCACTGAGACGACCTGAACTGCTGCATACCAATCAACGGCCTTCGGGCTGGTAAGAAAGGAGACTATATCATGATTCAGAAGCAGATGACCTACACCGTATACAATTACGAGGGCAAACCTATTGCTTGGCAAGACAATTACAGCGATGCCCAGGAGATATTCGTATTAGATGCTCGGGCAGCTTACTTCGTCATCCGGGAATTCGTCATCATAAACAACAAGCAGGTGTACTCTTCGGATCTTTCAGTCTACACCCGGAACGATTTTGAAGAGGAGATTAAGAAAGGGAGCATCGTTTTCCATAGCGATACAGGAGAAAAGTTTACAATCGCTCCTGATGGCTCGCTGAAAGCAGAGGGCAATGTAGTCGCCGATCAATAATCGGTTTTTTTATTTTCGAGAAAGGAGGATTGACCCGTGACCATCATTTACAGCAAGAAGCGCTTCCCGCCAGCCCCGTATGACGTCGAGGTCGAGGACATGAAATATTACCGGCTGCTCTATGGTGGTGATCATGATCAGATCTTTCCGCGAGCCCGAAGCATACAAACCACAGAGCGCGTGATCCGGCGGTCACGACCCGGACTGATACGCCGCGGTATTGCGCCGGACATCAAGATAACGTCCGAGCACCAGTATGTTGTGGTCAACTTCGCCAGTCTGGTTGCTGAGGTACCAGCTGATCTGATTAACCGAGCGCTTGGCAATGTGTCCGCTGATGTAGAATCAGGCCCGGAGCTGGAGTTTGTATCTGGTGTGATTGTCGCATCTAAGCCGAATGACAAGATATGGGCTGCGGTTACCCAGCACCAGGTAGATGGCCAGATCGCTTATCGGATCCGTCGGAGTGCCAAAGGCAAGGTCTGGTTCGAGTGGCTGCTAGGTGACAGATACTTTCCGCATGAGGATGGAAACGGAGCTGACCTTGCTTGGATCGAGGAGTGGGATGATGG